CTCTTTTTGTAGAGTTTCCCGAAGGAACGAGTGTAGACGGCTTAAAGGGAGAAGGTGTTTATCTAAATACAGGAACAGCCGCCCACATTAATTGGGAGGATGGTCTTAAAAGAAATGAACAGTATCATGCTTCTCCTGATTCAGAAGCGGGTTCTTACGACACTGTTCGCTTCCGACCACCGTCTGAAGGTTTCGGTAAGCCTTTAAGTATTTTAGGTGCTTTAACAGGAAATCCTTGGATTACTGCCGTGGCAACTGTAGCTTCAGGTGGAGACATTAAAGACGTAGTTAAAAATGTAGCGACACAGGCAGTCGTAAAAAAGATTGACATTCCCATAGTAGAGGATGGTTTCGCGTCTTTAGGTATTGACGCTGATTTACTTGGCATGGAAGCCGCTGAGTTTTCAGACAGAATGATGGACGTGCAATCCGATATTTTAACAGGAGAATCTGGAACAGATGCGCTATTAGATAATTTCGGAAAGGCGGCTTTGAGTGCAGTAGCAGATACTATAGACATTGACATAGACCTACCTGAGTCTCAGTTTCTTTCAGACCTCGGTGATTCTCTTGAGCCTATAGTGGGTGCTGTAAGAGAAGCAGGTAGTGCTTTTGATGACGCAGTATTACAGCCTATAAAAACAGGAGTAGAACCTGTAGTAGACGCAGTACAAGAAGGAGTTGATGTAGTTCAGGAAGCCGTACAACCTATTTCAGACTTTACATCTGATGTTGAGGATGACATCTTAGACGCAGGTCGTGCTTTTGACGATACAGTGATAGACCCTATTGATGATGCTTTAGATACATTCGGTGAAGAGGTTGTAGACCCTGTGTTACAAGCAGGTTCAGATGTGTTGTCTGAAGGAGAAGACTTGCTTAAAGAAGCAGGATATGTTATTGACGACCTTGTTGATTGGGAAAGTTTGTTGGAAGGATACTTTGCGAGTGAAGGAAGCGGTGCAAAAACCCCGACAGAGAGTTTATTTGAAGGTGAAATATACAAAACACCGCTTAAACAGTCTCCTGACAAGATATTCAGCGATGAAGCAATTGCAGGGTTTTTGAATAAAGAAAAAAATAAAAATACAGGAAACCTAAACTCTATAAGTTCTCTTTTGTTTACAGACCCTAAAAATACAGAAGAAGAGAAGTTAAAGACTGCCGCAAGAAAAAGACAAAATATGCACGATGGGTTACTGTCTTCAGCTAATCAAAGAATAAACCGTTTATTTTTATAAAGTTTAATTTATAGTTAAAAGAGAGAGTCTAATGACTTATTTACAATTAGTAAACAGCGTGCTACGTAGGATTCGTGAAGACGAAGTATCAAGCATTGAAAACACAACTGACTCCTATGTAAAACTAATAGGTGAGTTTGTCAACGATGCTAGGCGTATCGTAGAAGATGCTTGGGATTGGTCAGCACTTAGAAGTACAATCACAGTAACTACAGAAGACAATCTGTTTAGTTACAGCATGACGGGCACTAACAACTCATTTAAGATACTGGACGTAATTAACGACACGTCAAACTTCTTTATGCGTCCTGCTAGTTCTTCTTGGATGAACAACGCATACCTAGTCCAAGAGCCTACTAAAGGCTCACCTGAGTACTACTCTTGGAACGGTGTGGACGCTAACGGCAATGCCTTAGTTGACTTATATCCTAAGCCTGACAAAGCATATACATTACGATTTAACATTGTTGATAGAGCAGACCCATTTACTCTTGACGCAGATAAACTAGTTGTACCTTCATCACCAGTAGTGCAGTACGCAGTAGCCTTAGCCTCTCGTGAGCGTGGAGAGACAGGCGGTACTTCTTCAATGGAACTATTCGCCTTAGCGGACACTACATTAGCAGATGCAGTAGCGTTTGATGCCGCTAGATTCCCTTCTGAAACTGTATGGACACCTTGCTAATGGCACAACAACTACAGAACATTACAGTACAAGCCCCAGGATTTGCGGGCATTAACAGTCAGGATTCACCTGTATCCATTGACCAGTCCTTTGCGGCTACCGCTAGTAACTGTATTATTGATGAATATGGACGTATAGGGGCGCGTAAGGGCTATACGGAGCAATCCTCTAATGTTTCCTTTGCCACAGACAGTCGTGGCGTAGAGGCTGTATTTGAGTCCTTAGACGCTAGTGGTGACAAAGTAGTATTCTCTGCGGCTGACAATAAAATATATTCAGGTCTTGACTTTTCATCTGACATAACACCCGCAGGAGCAACAATTACAGCAAACAACTGGAAGATTGTTAGCTTTAATAATCATACGTATTTTTATCAAAGAGGACATGAGCCTTTAATCTATACAGACTCTAGTGGTTCTGGTGTATTAGCTAGACATAGTTCTTTTAGCGGGGCAACAACACCGCCACAGGCTAATGAAGTTATAGGCGCATACGGTAGACTATGGGCGGCTGATGTATCTGGTAACACTAGGACTGTTTACTGGAGTGACACACTACAAGGACATAAGTGGTCAGGAGGTACAGCAGGTTCTTTAAACTTGACCACAGTATTCCCCACGGGTCACGATGAAGTTGTAGCTTTAGCGGCACACAACGGATTCTTAATTATTTTCTGTAAGCGTTCGATTATTATTTACTCTGGTGCTGAAAGTCCTGCTACAATGCAATTAGCAGATACAATAGAAGGTGTTGGTTGTATTGCTAGAGACTCGGTACAGCACACGGGTACTGATTTTATATTCCTGTCTGAAGACGGTTTACGTAGTCTTGGTCGTACTATACAGGAAAAGTCAATGCCTATGCGTGACATTAGTAACAATGTACGTACTGAGTTAACTTTAGCAGTTAGACAGCAAAGTAATCCTATTAAGTCTATCTACAGTGCAGATGAAGCATTCTACTTGTTGTCTTTACAGGACAGTCAGACTGTATATTGCTTTGATATGCGAAATACTTTACCTGACGGTGCTAATAGAGTAACCACATGGGCAGGTGTTAACCCTCGTAGCCTAGCGATACTACAGGACGGTAGTATTTACTTTGGTAGGGAAGATGGTATATTTAAATATGAAGGCTATCAGGATAACGGTTCTTCTTATTTAATGTCGTACTACAGTAACCCACTAAACTTTGGTAACTCTACTAACCTTAAGTTCCTTAAGAAGTTTAACATTACAGTTATTGGTAACGTAGCCGCACAGACTACATTAGCTTGGGGTTATGACTATGAGGGCGGGTTTACTAAGAAAGCCTTTAGTACTGAATTAGCTAACAGTCCTATATCTGAGTTTAACGTAGGTCAGTTCGGAGATAACACAACAACCCTTATTGCTCCAAGTAGTACAGGTACTTACTTAGGAGCATTTAGTTCCGCACCTACAACTACTGAAGTAAACGCCTTGTATTATAACACAACGGATAGTAAGCTATATTACTGGAGTGGTTCAGCTTGGGTAGAGGAAGATACTGTAGATACTGCTTACGTTGCCTCTAAATACACAATAGGTACGGACATACAACGTCCTAAGATTAACACAAGTGGTAGTGGAACTGTAGTAACTATAGGCATTGAGTCTAATATTAATGGCGCACCTTATTCAATACAACAAATAGATGTACACGCTCTTCTAGGGAGATTAATTTAATGAGTGATTATACTATAACAACGAACTTCGGGGCAAAAGATAGTCTTCCTTCTGGAAATGCGGGTAAGGTAATTAAAGGCTCTGAGTTTACAACTGAATTTACAAATATTAAAACAGCAGTAAATACTAAGGCTGACACTGCGGGCGATACGTTTACTGGTGTGGTGAACTTTAGTGCTGACGTAGCTGTCAATACTAATACATTGTTCGTGGACGTGTCTACGGCTAGGGTAGGTATAGGTACTGATAGTCCTGCTTATAAGTTAGACGTTACTGGCTCTGCACAATTATCTGGCGGGGATTTAATTTTACGTAGTGATTCAGCAAACGCTGACACACAAAGTATTCGGTTTGAAAATTCTAGTGATGATACTAGGTCTGCTTACATACGTGCAGATTATGCTACAAACTCTAGTGGCAATGCAACATCTTTAGTGTTTGGTACCAACCCGTCAACAAGCGATGGGTCAAACAGAATGGTTATAGACTCTACAGGCAACGTAGGTATAGGTACTACTAGTCCTGATAGTGCGTTACACATTGATTCTTCAGGCTCAACAGCTTTAACTATACAGCGTGACTCTGGAGCATCTTCTAATGTTTCTATTAAATATGATGGTGCATCACAGGATTATTATACAGGTATTGCATCAACATCAGAAGATTTTGTTATAGGTACAAATGCAAACTTAAATACCGACAATCTTTTAAGAGTTACTAGCGCGGGCAACCTGTTGGTGAGTAAAACTTCTGATGCTTTTGAGGTAGAAGGTATATCCTTAAGAGGTTCACCCACAACTAATGCTTCATTGGCTACTTTTACCAGAGATGGTTCAAATGTTGCCGCTTTTAATAGATTAACAAATGATGGTTCAGTTTTAAATTTTTACAAAGACGGCACAACCGTAGGGTCTATATCCGTAACATCGTCAGCCACAGCTTACAATACTAGCTCTGATGAAAGACTAAAGGAAAACATTACAGACTCTGCTGATGCAGGTAGCAAGGTTGATGCTATACAGATTAGACAGTTTGACTGGAAGGCTGATGGTTCACATCAGGACTACGGTGTAATTGCTCAAGAGTTAATTAACGTAGCACCTGAAGCTGTATCTGAAGGTGATGCTGAAGAAGATATGATGGGTGTTGACTACAGTAAGTTAGTACCTATGCTAATTAAAGAAGTACAATCGCTACGCAGTCGTGTAGCAGAACTGGAGAATAAATAATGAGCGTAACAACACAAGATGTTATTGATTTTCTTATTGGGGCAGGTTCAGCATACGGTGATTATTCGCAATCCGAAGATATAATCGAGATGACCCAAGAACAGGGGACGGGCCTTCTAAACATGGCAGAGGGATATGGTCAAACAGGCTCAGAAATGGCTGAGTTTAAACCGTTTACTGTTACTTCTGGAACAGGAGCTACGACAACCACAGACGCTACAGGAGGCGTTACTATTGGTTTATCTCCTGAAGAAAAGGCTTTACAAGACTCTTTAATGTCAGGAGCGGGTGGTTTATTTAATAGAGCAATGACTGACCCCAATATAGCACAACAAGAGCTATATAAACAATTAAGAGCCGTACAACGTCCTGAAGAAGAACGTGACCGTCTAGCTTTAGAAGAGCGTATGTTGTCTCAAGGACGTTTAGGTCTCAGTTCTGATGCCTATGGTGGTGCTACTCCAGAACTGTTAGCACAAGCCCAAGCAAAGGAAGACGCTATGCTTAAAGCAAATTTAGCCGCTAGGTCACAGTCAATATCAGAACTAGGTACTTTCGGTGAACTAGGTACTCAAATGCTTACAGGAGCTTATACACCATCTTCAGAAGCAATAGGTTTATTGGGCGCAGGTACAAATGTTGCTCAGTTAGCTGATTTAGGTAGAAGAGAAGGCGCACAGCAGTATATAAACATGCTTCAGAAAGGTTTTGACCCATATATCAAAACTAGTGGCGAAGTTCTTGACAAAGAAGTAGCTGCTGACAACGCTAGATGGCAAACGTGGAAAGACTTACTAGGACTATAGGAGAAATTAGCATGAAACAACCCGATATATTAGGTCTTTTTACAGGTATTTCCAATAAGCCAATAGACCCTACAACAATGACACAAGCACAACAAAGAAGTGCTATGCATAGTGGTTTACTTTCTTCAGCTAGACAAGGCATGGCAAATGCTTTCGGCAGGGAAACTAAAGAACAAAAGATGCAAGCACAACGAGCAGACTATTTAGCTAATTTTGACAATCTTTCCGTAGAAGAACAAAAGAAAGCAGTTTATCAACTACAGGCGGCAGGTGAGACTGGGCTTGCAGGTCAGCTTGCTTCGCGTGTACAGTCTAATCAACAAAAAACAGCTGAAGGAAATAGAAGAGAGGCTTTAATTACACAAGCAGACTCTTTAAATTTACCTGAAACTTCTACATTGTTACAGAATGGCGGTAGTTTAGACAAAGCCGCTGAAGACATCCGCAAAGCACAAGAGACTAAAATTGTTAATGAGCAAGGACGTAAGGGTAAAGTAGCAATAGCCAATAACCGTAACGTAGGTGAGCCTATGCTTAAAGCTATAGCAAAAGGTGACTACGATTCCTTAAGCAACGAAGATTTTATGAAAGTACTTACAGGTGAAAAAGCAACACTTAAAGTATATACAGATTCTAGCGGTCAGGCAAAACCATTCCGTGTAAATGAGTCAGGTAGAGTATACAATAAAACTACAGAAAAATGGGTTATGCCTTCTGAGTTAGGTTTGACACAAGCCGCACAGCTGACTAAAACAATTACTGATGCTGATAGAATATCTAGCAAACTAAAAGACAAGGCTACAGATAACTTCTTTGTTGCTAATGAAAAAGCACTGACTGCTCAGAAAATATTAGGAATTAATGCTAACTCTCGTTCATTGATGGAGGAGGGTATTATTACAGGTGCAGGTGCTAACTTCTTAGCAGGTATGGCTAGTATTGGTGTACAGTTAGGCATTGTACCTCAGGGTGTTGAAGATACGTTAATAGCTACTCAAACATTTATGGCTGAACGAGGCAAGCAAGTCCTTGCGTTATTAGGCTCAGGAGACGTTGGTTCGGGTACTGGTATTTCGGATAATGATGTGAAGTTTATGAAGGAAGTGGCAGGTCAGCAAATTACGCTTAATAAAGAAACTTTAGCACGTATTATGCGTATTGAAGAACGAGCCGCTAGGAATGCTATTGCTACAAGTAACTCACGCTTAGAAGTAATGAAGCAGTATGTTGGTGCAGACGAAGACTCTGCTCTATTAGATACGTTCTTTGTGCCTATGCCAGAGCCTTCAGTTACAGGCTATGTGCCGACACAAGCGTCTCAGACTTATTTAGAGCAAGCAAGAAACAGAAGAACTCAACAAGTACCTCAATAGGAAGTTATAATGCAAATTCAAAATTATACAAAAGATGAATTGCTTGACGCTTTAGAAATGGCTGACCAAGCGGCACAAATGCCCAATGCTTCACCAGAGGATATTACAAAGGCAAGTCAGGCGGTTGATGAAATCACTGGTATGCTTGAGGAGTTTGATAAGTCTCAAGGCTATCAGCCTGAAGAGTTTGTTTCCGAAGAGTCTTACAGAAAAGTACTAGCGGACGCAGGTAAAACAGTAGATGACTTACCTGTGTTTTTAGAAGAGTTAAAACAGAAGGAAGAAGCAGGTACGTTGTCCAACAGAGAACGTGGTATTTATGGTGCGTTAAGTAATAGAGGTAGGCTAGGTACTGGTCTTGATTTGGTAGGGACAGGTATAAGTCTTTCAGCTAGAGAAATCAGCAAGTTTATACCCGACAGTGTAGAAAAGAAAGTTGTTGACGGTGTTACTGACACAGTTAAAAAGCTAGGTGAAATACCTACTGTCCAGAATGCGCTAGAAGCAATTGGCGAAGGCTACCAGTCCTATCTACAGTGGAAGTCAGAAAACCCTAATGATGCTATGGGTGTGGAAAGTATTGTCAACGTAGCTGAAATATTTGCTCCTTCGTTTAAGCGTAAGCCTATTCCAGATAAAACTATGTTTCGTACACAGGCTGACAAACAGCTTGACCGCGCTAAACACTTGGAGACTAAGGAACGTAGAGACTATTTAGAAGATTTTATTACGCCTGTATCTACTAAAGCCAATGACGAAGAGCGTGTAAAACGCATGACTCAGAACGATAAGGGTCGTAATGTTTATAATCCCAGTCAGGAAGAAATAGAGATGGTGAACGTCTTAAAGCGTACACCAATAAACGCTGACAATAGTTTAGTCGGTAACATGGTTATATTAAAAAAAGAAGTAAGTAAAGCACATAACTCTTTGGTCAAACAACTAGGTAAATCTAAAGTCAAGTTAAATAAGAAAGAATTGAACACCGAGTTAGAAACAATTGTAGACGACCTACAGGAAACTAATACTGTACTTGTTGGTGATGCTTCAGTAGTTGCTAAAAGAATATTTAACAAAGCACAGCAACTTATGGCAAAAACAGACGGGTCTCCCGCACAACTTATGCAAGTACGTAGGGACTTAGACAAGTGGGTGGAGAAAAGCGGCAAAGGCAGTTTTGATGGTAACGAGAATGCCTATACAGTAGCACAACGTGCTGTACGTGACTTCCTAAACACAAAAGTAGCTGATGCTGTACCTGAAACTGCTGTGTTGGACAAACTACGTAAACAACATTTGTTACTACGCGCTGAAGATAGGCTTAGACCCAAAGCCGCACAAGAGGCTGACACAAAGCTAGGTCGCAGAATTGATAATTTTTACCACGCTACAGGGACTACACCTCCCAAGACTATGTTAGGCAAAGTAGCTACTGTTGGTCTAGCAACAAGTATCGTTGGCGGTGCGGGGTTTCTAGGTGCGTTGCCTTACTTGGCTACAGGTATAGGAGCAGGGACAATAGGATATGCAGTCTATCGTGGTTCTATAAGCCCCTCACTTCGTAAGGCTTTAGCAAAATCTCTCAGAGAGACAGACAAACTGTTAAGTAGTAAACTAAGCAAAGAGATGCGTGCGGCTATAAAAGCTGACCGTGTTTTTGTTGTCGAGTTAATGAAACTACCTACAGCACCTGAAGGAGCGGATGACGATGAGTGATGCTTTAGATACTGCAAGTCCTTATGACAAACTTGCTAGGGAAAGAACTAGAGGTGGTCCGAGAGTACAATTGACCCCCGAAGAAGAACGACAGAAACAACTAGATGCCTCATATAACGTAGCCAGTTTTCTTCCTGTCAGTGGTGAAATTATAGCGGCTAAAGAGGCTAAAGACTACTTTGAGCAGGGCAGGACTGGCATGGGTATGTTGTCTGCGGTAGGTGCTATTCCTTTTCTAGGCGCAGGTATACGTCCTATAACGAAAGGTTTATCTAAACTAGGTCAAGCTACAGGTGTAAATAAGTTTATAAATGATGTAGCTATGAATATGCCTACCAATGTACGCGGTGGGTTCATCGGTGATGCTTTAGATAAGATGCCCGCTGTTCAAAGCAAAATGGGCATAAAACCTAAAGAAATACCCCACAGCAGTGGTAAGACTAAAGGCGCGGGCTTGCCTTACTACACGCCAATGCTGACAGGTGTATCTACAGTGGGTGAGGGTTTGAGTGCTTTAGGTACTACTCTCAGAAGTAAAATAAACCCCCAAGACATAGCTTTTGAAAGAACAACAGGTTTTCCTGCTGTAAAGGCTAGAGAAATTGCCGCAGGTGCTGAAGGAGCAAGCGAGACTGCTGAGTTAATGGCTAGTCAAATATCGAAAGGAAAGTCACCTACCCTGTTATCTCCTATAACCTCTAAAACATATTTAGCTACAAACATGGATGTGTCTGACACTAAAAGCCTTTCTGATGCTGTTTCTACTCAGTTTGTACACGGCAAGACTAAACATCAAGTACCTGAGAAAACGGCTCTAAGGTTCGCTAGACACGCTCAGGCGCAAGTAGACGGCAAAGGGTTGGTAAATGTTAAAAACCCAAGAGCAGGTGGCGGTGCAGGGCAAGCCGAGGCGGCAGGGCAGAAGTCTGTAGCACCTACGGCTGTTAAAGCACTACAAGGCAACGCTAGGAAAGCATACTTAGCAGAACTGGGTCAAGAGGCTTTGACACCAAAACAAACTGTAGAGTTTTTACAAATATCTGGTGCTTTAGACCCAATAGCGTTTAACAAGTATTTTAAAAAGAATGGTTTTGAGAATGTAACAAGTGCTGTAGCTTCTTTAGCAAGAGCAAGAAACAAAGTAGCCAGAGGCGGTACTTTAGGTAAGAAAGAAAAACGAGCGTTAGAGTCTTTTAATAAAATGCCTGTAAATAAAAACACAGGTCAAAGACTTGCGGCTGTTAGAGACGATGCAGGTAATCTACTAAGTAACGATTCTTTAGACATGATTGGAGATGTCAAAGATGGTGACTTCTTAACGCTACAACAATTCTTTAAATCATCTCAAAAAGAACTGGGAGGTGCTAACGCATTCATATCTGTTGACCCTAAAACACAGAGAGCGTATGTAGGTATTTCCGACAAACACGACATAGGCGGTCTTAACCCTATTCAGGGCGAGAACATGATAACAGTACAGCCTATAGTATCTTTAGATTACGCGGCAGGTAAGTTTGGTAAGAGAGCAGGATTAGCCGACACAACTGCGGCTAAAGGTTCTAAACAGAAAACCAGAGATGCTGTGTCTAATGTAGAGCAAATGACAGGCGTGTCTCGTAAGAAGGGAGAGACAGAAAGACAGTTTGTACGTAGAGCAATCTTGGAATCGAACGTCATCGTATCTAAAGAAGATAAAGCAAAAGCACTTAAGAATTTAGGCATGGCAGTAGGAACGGGAGGTATGCTGACAGCAGGTTTAGCAACAGCATTATCAGACGATGAATAACAAAAGGGGGCATTGCGCCCCCTTAGTTTTACCTATGCTATTTCACACGCGCCTCCGACACACGCCAGTTCTTGCGAACCTGTAGTATTATCTTCCTTCTCGAAGTTTTCTAAGTCTTCCCACTTAATATCCACTGGCATAGCCGCTAGTAACTCCTCATACTTCTCAGCGGTTATGTCCTCATAAGGGGCTTGCTGATAAACATGGTCACTCACAGGCAACAAACTAATACCACTAACACTATCAAAGTTATCCCATATCCACTGTGCTATTTGCAGGAACTCACTATCTGTATAATAAACAGTGATACTTGGCTTATGTTCACACCAGTAATCTTGGTACTTCTTCCAGACCTTTAGCTGTTCCATTGCACCCACCTGCTTTACTGTAGTACTGTTGTCGGGTGACTTGATAGGGAAGCCAAAGACCAGAGAGGACTTACTCATTACGTCATCTTCTACAGGGAAACCTGCGGCTGTCATGTACTGAGCAAGCGGGTCTTTCTTGTCTGAACGCACTCTACGGATATAATGCTTAGAAAAACGGGGATGTATGCCACTAGCAGAATCAACAAGCTGAGACACAGTACCGCTTGGCTTAACACAAGTAATAGCCGCAGACTGAGCAATGCCAAGTTTGTCAGCCCACTCTTTATTAGTTTTGATTGCAACATCTTTCATCTCCGTCAACCACTTATCTAGGTCAGGCGAATCTTTACCCAACAAGTAATGGTCACATATCCCAGTTAAACTTACACCTAACAGTGCTTCTTCTTCTGTGTTTCTCTTCCATACATTGCGTAGGTAGCGGAAGTCAGTCAAGGTAGCCTGTAGAGTTCCGATGATGGAAGCTACTTCAACTTTCTTTTTAAGACTAACAAGGTCATCGTCTGCACGTATAACGACCTCAGATAAGTTACAGAACTGATTACTGCGTAGGATAATCTCAGAGCAAGGGTTAGTGCCAAAGTCCTGCTCAGGGTCTCTCCGTCCGTTCTTAGCGGCTATCTTCTGTGCCGCCACACGACTAAAGATACCACGCTCTCCTGCCTTACTATCATACATGGTGTGCATCTCAGTAAGGAATGACTCAAAGTCTGGCTTTTCTGTGTACGCTACGCTGTTGTTAGCCAGTCTACGTTGCCCTTCATCCATCCACCACTGACCAGACTTAGCCTTAGCCATACGCGGGTCTGATAGGTTTGACAAACTAATCAATGCTGACCTACGTACACCACCAACAACTACAATGTCTGCAATCTTACATACAACATCGTGACACTCAATGCTCGTTAGCTTACGTCCGTGTGCCTTCTGGAATATACCTACGCAGAAGTTAAACAAATCCTCAAGAGGCTCTGCGCCACTAGCACGACCACCAAAGGTCTTGAGTCTAGCACCTGATGGGCGTACCTTACTCATGTCCCACTTAGGTATCTTACCTGCGTACAGCATAGCGATTAACTCACGGAATGCACTAGCCCAACCAATCTTACTGTCTGCTACTACAATCGTACTGTCAGTCTCGTGGAATGACTCAGCGATTACTGGTAGCTTGGTAATGAAGTTACGTTCAACACTGAACCCTACGCCTGTACCACACATAAGTACGTACATAAGCTCATCAAAGCTACGTGGTGAGTCAATGTGTAGGTAGCTACAGTTGAACCCTGCTACATTGTCCTTATCTAACGCCTCACCCGCTGTCATCATACAGCGCATACTGGGCATTACTTCTAGGTTATATATAGCATTGTATAACTTCTTGCCTTCGGCTTTGCTTATCTGACCACGACCATCCCAGAAGTCTACGTAACGCTGTACTGTCTCTGCCCATGTCTCACGTCTACCTTCGACAGGTAGCCAACGTGCGTAACGGGACTTGTGTATAAACTGTTGATACTGATTCATTTCTTAACTTCCTTATTGTCTTTAGGTTTCTGTTGTGTTTTGTTAAAGATTGCGTCCCAATTACTAGCAAACTTCTTGGAGTCTTCAGCGGGTCGTTGTGCCGACCCTTTGCCTCCGTGTGTCTGTCCTTTCATTACCTAACCTCCTTAGTTACTACACTGGTCAGCCTATCTAAATACCACTGGGCTTTCTCTAAGTCCTCTACGTGTTTACCTTTGCGTTCATATCGCCATAGGTACTTCATGGTATTGCCTTTGAGATAACCTTTGAATGCCTCTGTTGTCATTGACTCTTCAATAGCTTCGATACATTCTATACTACCATAAGCGTAGTGCTTGGGGTGGTTAACCATATCTTCTGTCTGTTCATCTGGGTTGTTTACCAGATAGTCTTCATACTTCTTAACTAGGGCAGGGTGTTTGTCTCTCAGCCTGTCCCAATCAGCAGGGGTTGCATCATCAATGCTCATAATCATCCTCCGTAAATAAGTCTCTGTTCCTAATTAATCTATCTTCAAAAGCCTCTAGCAAGTCCTCAACTGATATGTCTAATGCTTCGACAACCAATACCGCATCGTAGTCCCTTGCTACTGCTTCCTTGAGTTCCTCCAATGTATGTGACATCATTCTTTTCCTTCAACATATTTGACAAGTTCCTGTGCGGTATGTAGTGTGTAGTGTTTCATGCCTTCCTTCTCACACCACTGACCCATTGTAATCTTACCGCCCTTACGTACCTTCTTGTGTTCATTGGACAGTAAGAATATTAATTCGTAACCATCTTCTAATATTGTATCACGAATTGACTTATATTTCAAGGTATCTCCTACACGAAAGAAACCTTTTACCTCCACCATGACTTTCTTTTCTTCGTGTACAAAGTCTGGCATATAAGTCCTGTATACTGTGTAAGGGACTCCATAGGGTTCGTACTTGAACCCTTTACTCCTGACCTCTTTAGAAAACTCTTTCTCCAGTGCCGACCTGAACTTACCGCTTTTCTTGCTCAATTTCGACCTCCTGTACGTTGGGTTCGTACTCTACATTTATCAAGAACTTTGGACCATATGAGTAGGCAAACTTTCTTACCTCTGGGTAGCAGTGCTTTTTGTATTGACAGTACGAGCATTTTATACCCAATTTTATATTCCCAGATTTTCCGTCTGGTACAGAGTCGGTACAGAAGGTTTCTGGCTCTGGCAAGCCTACTAGCTTTTTTACGTGGCGTATGCGCTCTTTAATGTCCCCCTTAATGTACTTATAGATTGGTGCTTGAGTATCCTCTAGGTCGTACTTAAGTACCGCGAGATGTCCATTGGCTTTGTCCATAGCTAACCAACCGAACTCAGTCTCACCACAGGCATGGGCGTATGCTTTAATCTGGTCAACATAACCAAAGGCATCATCCATAGCCAGTGTACCATCCTTAAACTTCTTGAACCCGAAGGAACTAGCGGACTTAACATCAATAACAATACCATCAATCTTACAGTCCATGTGTCCCTTGATGCCTTCCACTTCGCATACCTTCTGCTCGTCAGTTACCGAGTGTCCCGCCATGCGTGTAAGGAACAACAACATCTCTTCAATCAAGTGACCATACATAAACTTAATGTAGGTTGCGGGTTGTATAGCTTCCTTCTCAGTACCATTAACAACATTCCAAAGTACTCTATCGTCACGACCAATGTTTGACAGGCGTAGTGTTCGGTTGTCTCTGATGCGCTTACGTCCGAACTCGGTACGCATTAGAGTCTTCATGTTCTCACCAAACTTCTCAATTTCTGCTTCTACATCTACAGATTTTTCTGCCTCTTTTGTCTCCATCAGTCGGTATATATCATCTACTAATGTATGTATTGTTTTACTCATCTTCTATGTCCTTGAATGCCTTAATGACATCGCTTGAGAATAACTTTTTAAGGTTAACCAAGTGCATCCTGCTTGCGTTATGGTCTCCTCCTGATACGCTTCTAAATGTGTCTAGCTTGTTAACAATCTTCTTTAACACTGGTGTTTTAAATACTAATGTACAGTACTCATCGTCACCTATGCAGAGGTTATGAAACCAGTAGTCTGACTCGGTAGCCTCAATGCCTGATGGCTTACCCCATGACTCATACTCAATACAGATGTTACCTGTCTTCTGCCATAAGTCCTTCTCTGATTTAACCTCAATCTTCTTGTCCTGTAGCATCTCAGCCACCCTGTCCTCCCTGACTTCTCCGTACTGCAAGTCGAGGTCAAACTTCTTCCTGTCCGCTTTAGTGGGTTTCACTCCAGTTATCTCCTATCTGATATTCGCCCGCAAGTGGGCAGTTAAGGTTAAAGTGTTGACCTGCCGCTTCCATACAGGAAACAGCAAGCCTACCAAATGTATCTACCTCACTCTCTTTAACCTCTGTCTGTATCTCATCGTGGATGTTACCGACAAACTTGTAGTCTAAGTTCCACAGTGTAGCGTACTCATCCAACAAACAAAGTGCCTTCTTCATAACAATAGCACCTGCTGATTGTAGCAGAGTGTTTAGTGCTGAGTGTTCTGAGCGTACTGAGACCCTTCGCCCGTCCAATCCGAGAACATAACCTCTTCGAGATGCCACACTAACTCTTTCTCGTAAGTCTCTAAGAGATGGCGTGTTTGTAAGGAACTTCTCCTTAAGTCGTCTACCGTCTCTAGCAGTTCCTCCAACGATACTTCCGATTTTTGCATCCCCTGCTCCATAGAGGAACGCATAGATGAAAGTCTTTGCTTGACTTCGTGTGTCAACACCACTAGCAAGTTGGTTTGCTGTATGAATGTCTCCAGTGAGTATTTCATTAGTATAGTCCTTATCCTTCATGTAGTGAGCCAACATACGTAACTCAAGTCCCGATGCATCCATACCTACAATCTTGTAGCCTTTGGGTGATGTCCAACAAGCACGACACTCTGTGCCATAGGGTGCGCTTGAACTAGGAACTTGCGCGAGGTTAGGTGACGAGTGTGTCATGCGACCAGTCACTGCTCCGTTAGCATTTACATATCCATGTACACGCCCGTCATCTGCAACAGCATCTAACCATGACTGTATCTGTGCAATACGCTTCTGAACCATTAGGTACTCAGCAATCATATTGGCTTCAGGTATACCAGTTACTTTAGATAGTACAGACTCATCGACAATAGCTTGACCCTTCTCTGTAAACTTCTCTGGTTTCCAACCAAAGTACTGCAAGTATCTAGCTATCTGTTGACGTGAACCTAAGTTGAACTCTGGGTAGTCTATGCGCGAGAACGTCTGTACATAATCCCGCCACTGCTCTCCTGCAAATTTAAGACCGACCACAGACGCTTCGCCACTTTTCTTATACTTCGGGGTGACTTGTTTAACATACGTAGGTAGTGGTATGAATTTCTCATGTACCATGTCTTCAAGTTCATATTTCTTCTCCTTTAATTGTGCTAATAATAGGAAGGCGTGTTCCTCATCTAACAACCAACCTGTTTCTGTTTGGCGAGTAATAATATTCTGTACGTTGTGTTCAAGGTCAATGCTTTCGCTTCTAAAATTAGCCAGTACGCCCTGTAACGCGTGGTACACTTTGACATTAACCAACACGTCTTGCTTACAATACTCCACCATGTCTTGCGAATACGTAGTCCAATCACTGTGTTCTCCTTTAGGGAAACCTAATCGCTGTCCCCAGTTATCTAAACTGTGACCACCTTCCCGTGATGGGTCAGTAAGTCTTGACAATACCAATGTATCTGTAATTTTACAACTACTAAAGTCTGTACCTAACAAGCGTTCAAGAACTGGTACGTCATAGCCAATGATGTTGTGACCAATGACCTCAGCATCTTTGATATAAGCATTGAAGTCCTGCAACGTATCACCTGAGAACGTAACTGTCTCTTGGTTCGATAGGTCGCAAGCAACGATTACCCAAACCTTTGTAGGCTTTAGTCCGTTAGCTTCTATATCAAAAACAATCTTCTTCACTAGAACTCCTGCTTGTCGTCCGATACAGGGCATGATGTTTCAATCATACGACCAGTATCTTTGTCATAGTACAGGTAACAAGCCGCGCCTGTTAGCCCTGCGTATCTATTCTTAAGTACACGTACTGTAGTTGTGTTACGTATCTGTGCATCTTTGTTCTGTTGGTCACGTTCCAAACCAATCACCATATCAGACAGCTGTGCAATTGCGGCAGAGCCACGTAGTTCAGCCAAGCTAATCTGTCCACCATCTTCGTGTGCTTTACCCGATGGTCTACGTAGATGTGACACCAAGAACAATCCAACACCTGTCTCCTGCACTAACTGTCGTAGCTTAGTCATGATACTGTCGATGGCTTTACGTTCGTCACCATTCTCTTGGTCTGACACAACGATACTCAAGTGGTCAAGAATAATCCATTTACAATCAAGACCTTTCGCCATATACCTAATGCGACTTAGTAAGTTATCTTCGTTGGTAGAACCCCAGTGGTCAAACATATAGATACGTCCTGTGCCTAATGTCTTGTCCCAAAATACCTTCTTATCTTCCCTGCTAAAGTCGCGGCTCAGATGTAGAGTCTGGTTTGCCTCGATGCTCATAATCCCTAGAGCAGTCTTTGGTATGTCCTCTTCCAACGCGAGTATGCCAATGTTGTCGTCAGTCGCACCTAGTAAGTAGTGTTCCAACTCTCTGACAATCTGTGACTTACCCATACCAGAACCACTGGTGATTGTTACAAGTTCCTTCTCCCTGAAACCGAAGGTCATATCATTCAAGCATGACCACGGATACGGAATGGACTTAACGTCCTCCTGTGCTACGATTGAATCCCAAGTATCTAGTCCTGCAATGATACCGTCTGGTTGATAGGTCTTAGCGTTCCACCATTCCCTGATGAATCCTTGTACGTTACGCTCCTTGAGCATATCCCCTGCGTCCTTTGCAGATAGCTGTACGTTCTTCGCCTTGTTCGGTGTAAACAAATCCAACACCGCGCGTGATGCTTCCTGACCTGCTTTGTCACTGTCGAAACAGATGACCACGTTCTCGAATGATTCAAGCCATTCCAAGTTCTGCTTAATGTCCTTCACCGCGCCTGATGCACCTGAGCGTATTGACACTACAGCCCATTTACCATCAAACATCTCTGACACTGCTAGAGCGTCTGCTTCTCCTTCTACAATCGTTATGTATTTACCACCACCTTTGAACGCTTGCTGACCAAACAGACCTACGTTGTCAAACGTACCGCTTGCATAGAATGCCTTGTTACTTACTATGCGTGACTTGTTCCCTGTCTGCGCGCCTGTGTCCTTGTCAAAGTATGGGTAGTGGTGCTTGCTTATCTGTCCCTCTGTATCGTACTCAACCGTAACGCCAAACTTTTTGCACGTTGCCTCTGATATACGTCTATCGGGTATTGATGCTACTACTCCTGTCATCTCTAATGTCCTGTTCGCTTTTGGTTTACTCTCTATAACCTCGCCTGTTGCCCTCTCGTAGTGGTCACAACCGCCTGTAAAGCAGACGGCATGACCATCGGAGTACCTCGCGAGATTGTTCTTAGAGCCACACGATGGGCATGGCTCATGTTTAACAAAATGCGAGTCAGTCATTAGAAGTCACCACCTCCTTCGGTAGCCTCTGCGAGTTCAATCACCTTGATGGCTGATAGATACGTTGACGTGCCGTGTACGGGGTGAGGTTTACCCTCTGCGTACTTGACTCGTACCTTCGAGCCTCTGGTCAAGCGACCTACAAAGTCTTTGCCATCTGCATCAAACATCGGTACTTCGTACTTGGTGCTAAACTTACGCTGTGCTGTGCCTTCGTACTCTCGTAGCTTGACACCCTTATCAGCAAGTTTGTCTGCATCTTCTGGTTCTAATGATAAGACCAGTGAGTATTTGCCTGTTGATTGACCCTGATATTCTTCGTGTTCGTCAAGGTTTGCGAACGCTACGTTACCTTCTAATACTGCCATTGTAATTTGCCTTTTATAGTTAATTAAAGATTACTTTAGTATCCTAAGGATACTTTAGAATATATTTTAATATATATAACTAAGTATCCTTTAGATTACATAAATATTATATCATGTATTACTGTTGGTTGCAACTATTTATATAAATTAGTTGTTACTCCTTATTATATCACGTTCATCTGCTGTTGACCAGTTCTCTTCTATCGCCTCCTCCGATGCCGTATGGCACTCAGAACATAGGTCAAGAAATTCGTCAGTCACTCTGTCTTTTTTTCGTAGCTCTGTCTCAGTCAGTATAACGTCACAGGCTTTGCATCTGCTCATTCGTCAGCCTCCGTGTAGGGTCTGCCATAGGTTATTGATAGGAACGGTAGCAGGATTACTACGCCCTCGAAGGGCATTGTGCTGTGTTCCTCTGTCAGGTGATTATACACCCATACTGCTTTGGAGTCAACAAACTCTAAGTCTAGTCCTACGCCATTCCGCAATTCAATTGTCAATAGTCTGTCAAATATTTTTGTATTAATCATTGTCTAGTTCTCTCGCTGTTAAGTCATCATCGTCATAATCGTCATTGTTGTCATAGGGCTTGTAGTATCCCTTACCTTCATCATAATCGCTGTAGTCGTAACTAGGGTCATCATCGACCCTACAATAGTCTCTACCTGTCATTTTGTTCTGCTCCTATCTTTTGTGCGTACTCGTAGCCTGTCCTGTAGCCCTCTTGGTACGATTCGTTGCCGTCTGGGTCACAGTTAAAGCCATTGACCCCATCATATTCACCACGCTCCAAGTCTGTAAACTCTTGGAAATACTGTTGCATATTGTACGTGTTCTCTGCTAAATCTTCAAGCTGTGCTTGCTGTATCGCGTCTTTACTCATTCTATCACCTCTCTACCAGTTATGGACTACGCCCGCAATAATAAATAGGCACGTCACCAAGTTTAATACTACCACAGCGGAACGCATCAGTGCAACTATATCTGCCTCTTTGTTGCTGTCCCCTAGTTTCTCACCAAGAGACAGTGCCCACAGCCGCCAGAGTTTACGTCCAAGAGAAATCAACGGAAACCTCCTCAATGGCTACGTCAGTGTGCCCAATGTTACGCCACACCTCCGCTATATCTTCAGCATCTTCACGCCTTACGAAGTAATCTGCGACCTCTACGCCTCCCACCCAAACTGTAT